GGTGGTGGTATGAAAACTTGGCTTTGCAGTCACTTTCAATTTACCACAAGCACTGTTAGCCAATTTTTTATATTACGTGTTAGCAAATCGACTTTTAATTATAAACAATTTAATACTAATTAATTATGAATCATTTACTATCAATCAAAACAAACATTTTTTATTCAAAGGAAAAAAATAAAAATGGCGAAGAAACTTATAAAAGGTTTCATGAACTTATTTTCTTAGTTGACAAACCAAAATACTTATTAACAAATGAGGGTGATATTGTCAGACAGCGAACAATTGAGGAACTTCGATTTAATGTGTCGGACGATGCTTTTGATTTAATGATTAAACACCTTTTGAAATTAAAAGACATTGATAAATCGGAGCTTGTTTAAGCTGTTTGCTAATAGCAAAGTATACAATGTTAAAGGATTTGATCCCTTATTTCAACAGCCTGCTATCAGGAGAATCTATCAATATGAAAGAAACAACGGCAACGGTCGGGGTTTGAGGTTGCTTAGTGTGTACATTCGTGAATAGCAAACGGCGTATAAATCAAAAAATTATATCAATGAAGATCAATCGAGATAAAATCTGAAAAATCTTTGGAAAAAGGTGTGCTTACATCAACCGAAAAACATATGCACATAGACCACGTGGAGCCTTTAGTCAGGTTACCGGGATCAAAAGTTCAAGAACACCCCGAAAGGGACACAGTTGAAAATCTTTTCCCCTCCTGTCCACAATGCAACAACTATAAACACTCAATGTCGGTCGCTCAATTTAGAGACCAAATTGATTTTTCTATACCAAGACTTTATCAAACAGCCTCGTATAGGAATGCAATCCGATTTGGATTAGTTAAAGAAGTTGGCTGGGACGCTAAGTTTTATTTTGAAAAATTTAAACTATAAGACCCGGATTCAATTCAGTATTTGACATCGTTATGAAATTTGTTTAAATTTGCGGGATGGAAATAGACCCCAAATACTGCCAAATCATAATTGATCGAATGAAAAAATTTGACCCGACATTGATAATAAAAAAGAACGGTATAACAGTAAATAAACAGTAATACGATGGCACGAAAAGGAGGAGCACCCGAAAACTTAATGCCATTTCACAAAGGTGAAAGCGGCAACCCAAAAGGCCGCCCCAAGATGCCAAACTTGCGTGACGCAATCGCTAAGATACTGAACGAGGAGAAAGACGGAAAGACGGCTTTGGATGCGATATTAGCAGCACTAAGGGCAAAAGCTACAAAAGGTGATGTAAGAGCAGCACAGGAGCTGCTAGATAGGGGGTTTGGGAAGTCTAAACAGTCGATTGATGTCATAACAGATGGAGAAAAGATAACAGGCTTTGAAGTAACTATCAAAAAATGAATGCACAGTTAACTACGACAGAGGACTTTGTAGAGCTGTATGAATCAAACCTATCATACAGATACATGGTCTACTATGGTGGTCGTGCCGGGCGTAAATCGTGGGAAATCGCCCGATCCCTTATTGGCTTTTCGATGAAGCACTCGAATAGTCTAATCCTTTGCGCCCGTGAAATTCAAAACTCGATTAGTGATTCTGTACTCAGGCTTTTATCAAATCAAATCGAGCTTCTTGGTTTAAATTATGCTTTTGATATACAACGGACAACGATAATAGGCTTAAATGGTTCAGAGTTCGTTTTCAAGGGGCTGAATGGAATGACTATTGATTCGTTAAAATCCTTTGAGGGTGCAGATGTTTGCTGGGTAGAAGAAAGTCATTCAGTATCAGAGCGTTCATGGTCAATCCTTATACCGACAATAAGAAAATCAGGAAGCAAGATTATTATATCTTTCAATCCCGATTTAGTAACCGACCCGGTTTATCAAAGATTTATATTAAACACCCCGCCAAAAACTCTTGTTCGAAAAGTTGACTATCTAAAAAACTTTGATTGTTCACAGGAGACTATTGATGAAGCTGAATACTTGAAGCGAATAGACTATGAATCGTATGCCCATATCTGGCTTGGCGAGGTGAGAGCACATTCAGATGCACAGATATTTAAAGGCAAATATATTGTAAGTTCATTTGATGTTGACGATTCTTTTGGCGACCCCCTGTTTGGAGCTGATTGGGGATTCTCACAAGACCCGAATACTTTAATAAAAGTCTACATAAAGGATGACCGTCTTTATATCAGAAATGAGTTATACAAGATCGGATGCGAGATAAAAGACACCCCGGCAATGTGGGACAAGATGCCCCAGGTTCGTAGCTTCATGGTAAGAGCCGACAGAGCAAGGCCTGAGTTGGTAAACTACATGAAGGGTGAACATTTTAAAATCGAATCAGTATCCAACTGGAAGGGTTCAGTTGAGGACGGGATCAGCTTTATACGTTCGTTTGAACAGGTTGTGATCCACGCCGATTGCAAGCATACGGCCGAGGAATTCCGGTTGTACTCGTACAAGACAGACAAACGAACAGGCGATATTTTACCTGATATTATCGACAAGAATAATCATTGCATTGACGGGATAAGGTATGCCCTTGCACCGTTGACTAAAGTTAAACCCCAATACAAACCAGCTAAATGGAACTTTTAACCCCCTTTACTTTCGACATGTCCGTGAATGACTTTATAGAGCGTTCACTTTTTTTTGAAGCATCGGAGTTTATATTAGAATGCAAATCATTACCTTTAACGGATCAATGGATTAAAGACTTGAACACGATCACTTATGGACAACGGATAGACCTGTCAGATTTGAACTCTGATAACTTTATAATGTTACCTTTAAAAGTTCTTCATAATATCGAGAATGTAGGGAAGATGAAAATAGGCGAAGTACTACGTTTTTCATTTATGGTAGCGGATGGGTTAAGCGACTTGAATGAACGTGACGAGAAGTATTTGGTTTATGACCTAGAGCCGGAGGAATTAAAAGCAGGGGTAAAAAAATTAAATCACGGTTTATTCGGAATTATTGATAATATTGCAAAACGATGTCCGCAATATACACATGATGAAATATTAAATCTATCACAAGCGACCGTATTTCAGATGCTAAAGATCGACATTGACAACATGAACTATCAAAAGAGACTGAGAAAAATATTAGCTGAATCACATAAAAAATAAACCTCATGAAATGCGATTACAAATTACCTCCTGCAAATATTAATTGTAACGGATATAAGCCAACTAAGCAGGTGTTTTCATTTGTAGGAGGTGGTAACTTATGCTTCATTAAGTCTGCTTATAAAAAGCACGTCCGCCCTTCACTTACCAACAACTGCTGGGACTGGACAATGTTCCACTCTATTCAAAAGACAGGAGGGAGATTTATATGTACAAATCCTTCTGTAGCTCAACACATCGGGGTTGATTCAACGCTTAGGCATATAAGAGCTGATATTGCAAACGATTATTAATACATAACCCATGACATTTGAGCAGAAAATATTAGATGTTGTTCTTTCGATGAATACCTCACCGAATTTTATTGGCGGTGATTGGTGGAAGGTGAACATTGCAGCTGAATCAGTAGTGATGCCAGCGGTGATTTATATCAACCCGGTATCTGGTTCGATGGAGTTCGGAACTCAGGCACTCGACAATCCTAATGTGCTTATTGCTTTCATGAACAAAGTTGTTTTGGACGCTGATTTTTCAGATACGAACAACTGTGTAAATTCCATGAAGGAGCTAATGGTTGAGTTTGTAATCTTAGCAAATAGTTCAGGGTACTTTTATCCTATCAAAGAAATCCGCTATGAAGTCACTTATGATCGTCTTGATTCAAACCTTTGCGGGGTAATATTGTCGGCTTCGATAAAAGAACGTGCAGGAATAAAAATACCTTGCTAAATGAGACTACAACAATTCACTATATTAAAGTCTGAACTGGAAAGCTTAAAGAATAGGATTATACAGAATCATATCGCAGCAGGGCAAAAGGCGAGTGGTAAGACTATCAAAAGTTTAAAGGTGGATATTGATGAAGATTCAGGCGAGTTATCCGGGCGTGGCTTCTTTGCCGTTTTGGAGACAGGACGAAAAAAGGGGAAAGTACCTAAAGGATTCCAAGCAATTATTTTAAAGTGGATAAGTGATAAAGGAATATCAGTAGAGAACCCTAAATCATTCGCTTATTTGGTAGCCCGTAAAATAGCAAATGAAGGGACATTATTACACCGACAGGGAGGGCGATCAGATATATTTTCAAACGAGATTGCGAAAACAATTGAAAACGTCCTAAGTCGATTAGGTGAAGATCAGGTAAAAGAAATTTTGTCATTATTACAAAAAGAAACAGCATCATGATAATTCAAGAACTCCCGAAATGGTTCTGGGTTAATAACCCGATAAACCTTGTCTTTAAGCAGGAGACAACCGAAACGCTTGATTATGCAACGGTAAAGATTTATGACGGGGCAACTCTCTTGGCTGAGACGGTTTATATTGCCCCGACTGATCCGGTAACATCCGGAGTATTGATGACCGTTGATATTTCGGGGATTGCTAAAAATTTACTGTTACTTGAAGAGTTTGAAAAGTTCGTGGCCTCGCTTAGTTATGCTTTCGGACATTATAGGCTTTGCACAATAAAAGTCTACATCAATACGGCACAAACATCAATTTATAACAAAGATCATGTTTTTGTTTATGGTGGCATAGAGCCGACAGATAGCATAGATATTGATGATTATTTACAGGCGGAGGGTGCAGATGTTCAGATGCAATGGCTGACTGAATTCGATGAACCCTCTATCTTTGTCGGATATCCTTTCGAGTTGTGTTTTTCACGTCGTGGGTACACACCTTCAACAGCTTTTGACCTTGAAATTCGCTGGACGGCATGGAAAAACCGTGGATTTGACTATCTATATAGTGCGATTCAGTCCACAACTTTAGTACAAGATACCACCACATTTGATATACTTAAGCTGTCCAATCCCCCGTGGTCAATGCCAGGCGAAACAAAATATGTAACTATTAGCGAAAACCCTTATCCAGATACCTACTTGAGTGAAATTATGTGTAAATATATTACTCCTGAAATATCAGGAGGCGTATTTCTGAGGTGGATAAATCGGTTAGGAGGTACTGATTCTTATTATTTTATAAGAAAAGACAACGTCTCAAAAATAAAAACCACAGTAGTAGCAGTCCCTAAGACACTCTCATTTTCAAACAGTTATAACAAAGGAGCGGGAAAGGTAGTTAATAAAGAGAAAAATAAAACTATTATGCTTGGTGCTTTTATGTTGACTACGAATGAATTTGAAAACATCGCAATGATTTCGGATTCCGAGAGGGTAGATATGTATTTGGATGGCGGCTGGTGGATACAGGTCATTGTAAACGATGCGAGCTGGAACTTGTCGAATGATAACGACTATCATGATATTGAATTTTCAATAATAGTACTATAATGGCAACAACAGAAACAAGGGATGTCATTCTCAAACTAAAGTTAGAAAATGATTCAGAGTTAAAGAAAAGAAACAATGATTTGCTTCTTTCGTTTCAGAAGAACAAAACTGAAATTGAGGCAAACAACAAAGCCTTGAAAGATTTAAAGGCTGCGGGGGACACTACATCACAGGCCGTTGTTGATTTGACGTTGAAAAATATTGAGCTTAAAAACTCGAATAAGGCTATCGGGGCGGAGTTAAACAACAACATTAAAATCATTGGGAATGAATTAGGGTCGTTGAATGAAAAGCGGGCGATACTATCAAACATGAACGGCGCTTATGCTAAGCTATCAGAGGATCAGAAAAAGAACACGGCGGCAGGAGTTGAACAGGGATTGGCAATAAAGAAACTTTCAGATGAATTAAAGGAGGAGGAGAAAGCATTAGGGAATACTTCCCGGAACGTGGGTAACTATACTGATTCGATTATCGAAGCTAACAGCCAGATGGGATTCAGTAATACTATAATTGGAAAAGTGATTGTAGGTTATAAAGCTTTCAAAATAGCAGCCTTAGAAGCCAGCGGCGGGACTTCTGTACTTAATGGAGCGATGAAACTACTTGCAACAAATCCTATCTTTGCGATCATTGCTATTGTAGTCGGGGTGTTCATGTTATTAAAGGAGGCATTAGGACGGAATCAGGAAGCTGTTGATAAATTTACCCGTGGGCTTGCACCGTTGAAATTGATTCTTGGTATCGTGTTTGGAATATTAGGGGACTTCGTAGAGTTACTGGCCGGAGGTTTTGAAAAGGCAATGAGTGCGGTTGCCTCATTATTTGGTGATGCAGGGAAAGCAGCTAAAGAATATGCAGACCAGTTAAGAGCGGCGGACTTTGCCGGTGACGCTTTAATCAATTTACAGATCAGGCAGAAACTTGAACAAAGGGAATTAAACAATCTAATGGCCGTAGCGAATAATAGATCGGTTGAGGGTGTAGAAAGAAAGAAAGCCATGATCGAGGCTATGGAGATGGAAATATCACTTTCAAAAGAACAAGCCAAACAAGCGAAAATAGTATTTGAGGGGGCGATAGCCAATATCTCACAGGAGGTTGGTTTATATGATAAGATGATTGATTCTAAATTACAACTGACAGATGATGCGAATAGGAAACTAAGCGAAGATCAACGGAACGCTTACGTATCAGCATTGGATGAATATTTGACTTATTACAACCGTCAAAGTGAAATTGCTAAAGAAGCCGGGCAAAAACTTGGTACTATTCAAGCCTCAATAATTGCAGAGGAGAAAGCCAAAAGGGATATGCAAATATCAATAATGGCAGAAGGGCTATCAAAAAAAACCGCTTTGATTAATAGTTCAACAATAGCAGAATTAGATGCTATAAAAAACAGTTTCGATGTATCAAGGTCGAGTTTAGAAGCCAACCTACGAATCAACCTCGATATTTATAAGCATGACTTTGCAAAAAGAGCTGAATTATTATTGAAGTTCTACAGTGACATTATGGAACAAAATGCAAAACAAGCCGAACAAGAGGATTTAATAAAAAAGTCAAGAGACAATAAAATCAAAAACGCTCAACGTCTTGAAGCTAAGTCTATACAGGATGCCACTATCGGGATACAAAGACAGTTGCAAGATTCTATTTTAAACATGATGGAGGATGGTTTTGAAAAGGAATCAATGTCAAGACTACAGGCTCAACAGAGAAAAGTAGAAGACCTAAAGAGAAACGCCGAGTTCACCGGGAAGAACAAAAAAGAGGTGAATGAGTTGGTATTGGCACTCGATAAGGAATACTATCAAAAGAAAAAGCAACTTGACGAGGCTAACATAAAAGAGATTGAAGATTTTATTTCAGGCGATATTCTGGAAGCCAAAACCAGACAGATCAATCTACAACTTGATATTGCAAAGAAAGGAAGTGAAGAAGAAAAGAACCTTAGAATTGCAGCTTTACAAGTTAAACTCGATACCGAACTAGCTAACACCGAAATAAACGAAAAGGAGAAGCAATTGCTTCGTGAGCGGTTTGCGAAAGAAAGTGCAGACCTTGAATTGTTCTACACAAAGCAGGCAAAACAAAAGGTGCTGGATGAGATTCGGTTAGGATTTGAAAATCAGGTTGAGGAAGCAAGACAAGCCGGGGAAGACTATTTGTCTATAAAACTATCGCAAAAACAAAAAGAGCTGGCTAGTATTACTCAAATGGAAGAGGAATCAGACGAGCAATTTATAGCACGAAAACTGGCTTTAAAAGAAGAGCTTACCCAAATTCAGCAAGAGCAGACAAATGAAATGAATCGCATACGTGAAAGTGAGTTTAAATTTGCTCAGGCAATTATGAATGGCTTTGATACACTAAGCGACTTATTAAAAGACACAGGAGAAGAAGGCGCAGAATGGGCTAAGGCGTTGGCTTTGTTTTCAATTCTTCTAAATACCGGGGTCTCGATTGCTCAGGCCGTTGCATCCGCAAAAGGGTTAACGGCGTTTGACTATGCCGCTCAAATAGCCGTTGCCGTTGGGGCGGCATTGGCCGGGATAGCACAAGCAAAAGCAGTATTTAAAAAAGCTAAAGTACCGGGCAAAGCAATAGGAGGGTTAATAGAAGGTCCCGGATCAGGTAAGTCCGATTCAGTGCCTATCAATGCTAGCGCAAACGAATCAATCTTAACAGCGCAATCTACCGGGATGTTTGCCCCTTTACTTTCAGGTTTAAACCTTGCCGGTGGGGGTGTGGCTATTCAATCCGTCAATAAGTCCGCAGAGGTTATGGGCGAAGACTTTCTGGCCAACGCTTTCAAAAAAGCTTTGGGGTCTATGCCAGCCCCGGTACTTGACCTGCAGGAATTTCATAAAGCCGATGACCGTTTGACTTTTATCGAACAAAGCGCAAGAAGATGAAATTATACGACTTTGTTTGCGACAATGAGCTAGTAGTGAAGGAGCTGATTAAATATGGCGTTATGCCTATCGACATTCATAATCAAGTCGATGTTTACAAACGGTATTTAGAAGAGCGCAAAGAATGCAAACAGATGCAAGCCGTTGAAAATGTTTCTGAGGACACTAAGCAGAGCAGTTGGAAAGTATACCGTATTATAAAAAAGATGGAAAGTGAATTATGATCGGTCTGTTTTTAATCCTTTGGGGTGTTTATTCGCTTATTAAGAATCGTTCTAAAAAAGTGGATTCAAAGAAATGGGCTGAAACTATTTTAACGAAAATAGAGCGGGAAATACAATTGCAAAACAACAGCAACTTTTTTTAGTTAGCCTATACTAATTTTGTAGACAAATACATAAAAATGGCTTTGCTGAAAATTTATGATGATATAATGAATGAAAACGACACGGTCGGTTTTTTTGGAGATCATCAAGATGCTTTTACCGCAAAACAATTAGGAGAGTTTTTACAAACTTCAACAGATGAACGGATAGACGGGCGTTTGCATTGCCGAGGGGGTTCAGTCATTGAGGGCTACACCTGTCATGACCTTTTACAGCAATCAGGCAAAGAGATCTACATGACCGTTGAAGGTATGTGTGCTTCAATCGCTACCATTCTTCTTCTAGCAGCCAAAAAAGAAAACAGAAAAATATATCCGCATGGGAGTATCATGATCCACATGCCGTATATACCTGCTTTTTCTTTAGCAGATGCATACAAGTCAGATGAACTAGCCAAACTTTCAAACGATTTAAAAGCAGAAGAAACAAAACTACTCGATTTCTATGTAGCAAAAACAGGGGCAGACCGTGCCGAACTTCAAACAATGATGGACGCCGAGACAATTTTAACCCCGCGAGAGGCTTTACGTCTTGGCTTCGTTTCGCAAATTTTACCAGCAATAAATAATAACTGGAAATCAAATTTTAATCAAATGGAGAATAAAGAATTGTCAACAGCTATGGCAAAACAGGAAACAATCCTTAATAAACTCGTGAAGTTTCTAGGATTCAATCCTGATGCCGTTAATTTAACATTAACCGATACAAGCGGGGCAACTCTCACAGTCGAACGTGAGGCAGGTGACCCGGCAATCGGAGACAAGGCCACGCCGGACGGGGTTTTCACATTAGAGGACGGAACAGTTATTACCGTTTTAAGTGGAGTTATCACCGAGGTAGTCGCCCCTGATGTGGCCAATTCCGAAATGGATGCTTTGAAAACTGAAAACGATGCTTTGAAAGCAGAACTGGAAGCATTGAAAGGCGCAAACGCTCAGGCCGCCGCCGATCTTGAAACTCAATTGGCAGAAGCCAAAACGGTAACAGCCGAGGCCGTAGCTTTGAAAACCGAACTATCAGGGTTGAAGTCAAAGTTTTTCCCTGAGAACCGTCAATGGACTGAACAGGAACCAAACCTTTCACCAATGCAAAAAGCAGTAAACAAGAAAAAAAAATTACTCAATAAAAAATAAAAAGACATGGCATCAACTGGCATCAACTGGGCTAATTTTGTTGTTAACAACGATGGAATTTTAGCACCCTTTCAAGAATTAGTAAGGCTGGCAACTGTTGAAGGTGGAGACATCGGACAGTTTCACACGTTTCAGCCCAACACACAAAACGGCGATAAACTGGATGGTGTAGGGGCATTTGCAGAGGTAGGACTTGCTGGAGGGACAACCTGCGCACCTACTTATAACAGCTCACAGGCAGCAAGCGTAGAGAAAACATGGGTGCTTGGTGAGTGGGAAGTCCCCGAAAAAATCTGTTATAAAGATTTGGACGCAACAGCAGCCCGTACAGGTTTGCTTAAAGGAACTGACATCGCTGATGTTGGGGAAACCGTTATCGCACAGATACTCTCTCCACTCATGATTGACGCCTTGAAGCGCATGTTTTGGCGTTTGTCTTGGTTTGGTGACCTTACAGCCACCAATATTGCCTCAGGTGGGAAAATTACAGATGGGCTTAACGCCAATTTGTTCACTACCAATGATGGATTTTTCAAGAAATTCAACACCCTTGTCGCCGCTTCTCCTTTGCGTTTGACCAACATCGACGCAAACGAGCAGATTACTTATGCGCTGCAACAGTCAAAATTGACGAATGCAATTGAGATCATTGATGCATTGATTTATGATGCGCCTCTGAAATTAAGGAACCAACCCGATAAGTTTATCATGTGTACACAGTCACTTGTTGACGCATACGAAAAGCAACTATCAGGAGCCGGAACGATTTATACAGAGATACAATGGCAAACCGGAATTGATGGGCTTCAATTCTTCCGTAGAAAAGGCGTAGACATCTATCCGATTCAGTTGTGGGATTCCTACATCCGTGAATATGAGGACAACCTAACTTACTGGAATAACCCTCACCGTGCCGTTTTCACTACAAAGGGAAATATGTATCTTGGTGCACCAAATACCGAGCTTGTAAGTATGTTTAAAACATGGTTTTCTGATGACGACCAAGACGCTAAAATGTTGGCACGTGACAAATTCGGCGTGTTGATTCTTGACGACACATTGTTCCAATATGCAATCTAAAAGAAAGGAAAAATAATTATGGCTAATTGTGACAGTGTAATTTCAAGAGATATACAGGTGAAATGCGATAACGCCCTCGTCCCTGAACTGGAGGACGTAGCGTATATCCTGAACCGTGCAGACATTGATTTTGACCTTTCGAGCTACGGAACAACGGCGTTTACTCTGAATGACATTATTTTGAAAGCTGGAAAAACAGCCTACAAAGTAAATCAGCTTGGTGATTCGTTCTTAGGTGCAGGGACTGAAATGGAAAAAAAGAGGTTCAAAAATACCTGGGTTACTACATTCCCTTTTATTATTTTTGACAATGACCCTGAAACAAAGGAGAACGTGGAGGGTATCGCAAACGGGCGATTTGTAGTTATCTGGGAAAACAAATACAAAAACATCGACAAGGCTTTGACCCCGGGGGATTCTACGTGGGAATGTGTCGGATGGAAAAAGGGGCTTCGCTGCGAGACGTTTACCTCGTTAAAATACGATGCAGATACTCAGGGTGGTTGGTTTGCAACGCTGAAAGAACTTGGCGGACCATCAACTCCGTTATCCGTTTATAAAACTGATGCTGCTACAACCAGAGCGATGATTGAAGCGCTCGTAACAATTTAAGCGATGGCTAAGAGCAGAAAAAAAGTTGTAGAGAAGTCCGAGGGGTTGACCTTTGTGGACTTCTTTACTCCTGAAATAGCCAGAAAAGCACTTGCAAAGGTGCTGGATCAAGACGAGAAAGACGCTATCGAACGGTTGTACCTGAAAGTATTTCATGTTTCGATGTCCAAGACTTGCTCAAACTGTATAAGTGATGCTTTTTTTGAACTGTACGCAGTATGGAAAAAAGATCAGTCGCATTTTCTTGACCTTTATAATTGCGAATATCGCCTCAAAGGAGGTGTCCTTTTAGAAATCTTTTCAAAAGCTTCACATTTCGCAACGAATAAAAACCTCACGAATAAACTAGCTGAGATTCATTTGAAACACAATAAATCGAAGTATGTTTATTTCTCTGTCCTTCCGCATGATTGGCAGTCTCGTTTATAACACACGCTAAAAGGCTGGTCAAAGCGGCCAGCCTTTTTTTATTAAAAGAAATTATATGAACCTTACAAATGTAAAAATCGAAAAACAAAGGGTTGAAGTTGTTGATGGCTTGTCTCTTGGGATTCAAAACTACGGGCTAAAAAATGACTACCCTCAAAAGATAAAAACGGTGACGAGTGCAAGTGTGACGGCGAAGGGGTGTATATCTACATATCAAAAATTCATGCAGGGAGGTGGATTTTTGGATACTGTTTTTTATAAAGAGAAAGTAAACTCAAAAGGGTTGACGTGTGACCAACTTTTAGATCTTTTAGTTAAAGATGTTGCAGACTACGGGGGTTTTGCCGTTCATGTTAATTATAATGTTTTGGGTGTCAAAACAGATATTACACACGTCCCGTTCGAGCATTGCCGCTTTCAGATCGAAGATGAAACAGGGAACTTTGCAAAGATTGCCCTGCATAGGGACTGGACAAAGCTGAAAAGGTTAACGAGGGTAAGTAAAGATACTATCACGCTTATTGATAAATACAATCCTATCAAGTCGATCGTACAGGCGCAAATTGAAGCCGCAGGAGGGATTGATAACTACAAAGGACAGATATATTATTTCTCTTTAGACGGGGATATGGTTTATCCTAAACCGATTTATGATTCTGCGATAACAGATATAAGCACGGAAGCAGGGATCAGTAATGTGATATACAGAAATACCCGTATGAATTTCCTTCCGGCAGGGATGCTTATAAGAAAGAAAGCAGAAGGCAGTGGGAATGTTGATGAATATGGCCGTCCGGTAGTGGACACATTTTCTCAAAACTTCAAACAGTTTCAAGGTGACGAAAACGCTTGTAAAATTATTGATGTAGAAATTGAATTTGAGGAGGAATCACCGGAGTTTGTCCCCTTCGCGATAGATCAGTATGTAGTTGCAAACATGAAAGTGAGCACCGAAATAACCAGCTCGAAAATAGGAAAGGCTTTTCTTCAACCTCCTATTTTAAGGATGGAAAACGTGGCTACCGGGTTCACCCTACAGGCAATGCAAGACGCTTATGAGTATTACAATACTATCACAATTTCAGAACGTCTGCAATTAGAGCGTTTCTTTACTGAAATATTTACTAACTTTGAACGTCCGATCAATCCGACAAATAACTATTCAATCATACCTCTGAAATATGGACAATCTGACAACAGCAACGGAAATACGGACACTGTGTAGGCCGATAAGCTCACATTATTTAGATGCAAACATCGAAACATATATAGGCGAATCAGAGCAAATTGATGTCAAACCGATCCTTGGCGAGCAGATGTACATTGCATTAAGCGAGGCGCAAATCGGAACAACATTAACGACAGATCAAGAAATGCTTTTAGACGGGGGCGTTTACACGATTGATGACCGAAAATACGTCTTTAGTGGTTTAAAAAAATCAATTGCTTACTTTGTCTATTCCCGGTTGATCAAAAATACAGATGGGCAATTAACCCGGTATGGCTTTGTAAACAAAGATACACAGGAATCGGAGCGGCCACCTTTGAAGGAGAAACTTGTCGCCGCCGATGATGCCGCCAAAACAGGAAACACATATTTAAACGAGGTCATGCAGTATATCCGACTGAAAGACCTTGACGATTCTTTCACTTGCTCAGACACAGCACTAATACGCAGGTATTCGATTAATGCGATAGGCGACCAATGCGCAAAGAGCTTTATATAAATGACCAATTAGCCGACATTGGGGATGTTTCCATACCTCTAAATTTTGCATGTTCTGAAATTTCAGACTTGAACGGGATTAGCGGAAACTACTCTTTGACAATCAAACTGCCTTTATCTAAAGTAAATATCAATATCGCGAAGTTCGCCGAAAAGCCGAATACATCGCCCAGTTTTTTATGGTCTGGTTATAAGGCCGAGGCTTCCTATTTTGTAAACGGTGTCCCTATATTCCAAAAACAACAAGCTAGGTTACTAAGTTCTGAAAACGAGATCAGTATAAATGTCCAATTCGGGAATCTTGAATGGATTAAAAACATTGAAGGAGTTAAATTAAAAGACATTACATCTTTACCTGTTTTGGATTGGAATTACTGGATTTATGACAACGAGACAACGGAGGTTAAATGGGTGTTGGCAGACTACGGGAATACCTTTGAAAATGTTGGATTGCACGTTGACCGATTGCACCCGGCGGTTAACGTTCATTATCTTTGGGGGTTGATCTGGGATTACATAGCGACTTTTCAAGATGAACCCTCGGCGTTTACAACCATAAAAGCGATTGTAGAAGAAGACTTATGGATGCCGATAATGACCCAGATGGCCAATCCACTGCTCCCGTTTTCGGCTGCTTTTAGTAAAGTTGATGCGGATATTATTCTAATCCCGGACAAAAATACCAATACTTCAACTGTCAAAATATTTCCTTTATGTACTCACATCTCCCCAAATCCGGGGAACATTTTTACAGATGGATTAGGTGTTGAAAAATTTACAGTCCCCCGGACGGGGGATTACAATATCACATTATTATCTAATTTATTAAACACGGTAGACCCGTTGGCAATTTCTCTTGCAGACACTTTAAATGTTGACATTCACTTAGTTCATTCAAATGAGGATGACAATATTTCGATTTGGTCGGTCGAGTATACGAGTGAAGATATTAAAGTATCACCTCATGAAATCAATGTTTCAGAGGTGGTAAGTTTAAGCAAAGGGGACACCGTTTATTTAGAAGTTACAACGGCATTTTATATGTTGGCCTCTGTTGATCGGGTAGTTAGTTTAGAAAAAAACGCCGCTTTATTCAGTATCGAGTTAGTTCAAGATGCAACTAAAAAGGAACAGCTCGAATTCATGATGCCGTTCGATGTGAATTACAACCTACCGGACTGGGACTTGCTTACTTTCATTAAAATAGTAATGCAGTTTTACGGACTGCTTTTGGAAAATCAAAACACAGGAGTAGATTTAAACCCGGTATTTTTTAATATTTCAGACCTTCAAAAAGCGGATGCTGTTGACTGGTCTAATAAACTGGTGAATTTTGATCGTCCTAAAATTGAGTGGAACTTAGGCCTAAAGGAAAAAAACTATTTGAGATATGAACCCGATGAAGAATTTGGAGATGTTTATTTCACCTCATATCAAACCGATGGCGATTCAAAAGATTTGTTTGTCTCTAAATTCGCAGCTACGGCGGATAGTATTGTTTTATTCAACAAGGGAGTGCCTCCATTTGTTTACGCTTTTCAAGGTATAGAAACCTGCTCGATGCGTCAATTTAAAACCGATCCCGTGGATGGAACTAAATTTGATGGCAAATGCAAACCCAGGATTTTCAGGGTTTACACCTATTCGGGCAATGAGGCCTCATTGCCCGTTATTACGAAATTTGGTGAGACATACGATATTACAGTTACCACAACCGGGAGGCTGTTTTCTTATTTCAACACAATCCCCGATGGGGTGGTCGATGATGGTCAGGGTTTGTCAATGCAGAATATTGGCAATAAATATTATGGCGATTATATTTCGGCTATCAAGTCAAACAGAATATTCACGTTTCTTTTTGACCTTAACGAAGTAGACATAAATAGGTTTATACACGCCCGTTTTGTTTACATTCAGAATTTTCCGGGGTTCTATTTTGTAAAGAAGATTTTGAACTATGTGGCTGGTACGTCTACAAAAGTCGAGTTGCTATTGATTAACGAATACGATTTGACTACATTTGTAGCTGATGAAACGCTAGCAGGTGGTGGCGGGTCGAGTGGAGGCGGGTCGAGTGGAGGCGGGTCGGCTCCCTTGTCTCACAACCGATTGCATGAAGTTACAAACCCCCTGGATCATACTCCAGTTGTCGCCAGGGACTTTGGAAAGTATCTGAAAGCGGGACATGTTACAGGTAGCTGGATGCTGGTAAGTGCTACTGTTATTCCTTTTACTTCGACAGCGACACCTACCGTTTCGGACTATAATACTAACTATGCGGACATATACGGCCAATATCCGGTTATTGAATGTTGGCTGGTCGACGGTGACACCCGAACTTTATTGATACAGCCGCCTATTATAACGCTTGTAAATAATTTAATAGACACTATATTATTTGATTTAGGATTTGAAAACACAGGATTCATAATTATTCGTTAACTTTGTGATGTGAAAAATAGTCTGCTTATAATCATTTTACTCCTTGCGCTTTCACTAGCGGGGCAGGATACTAAGCCTACGGGGACGGATTTTAAGCAGATAACTTCGCACGCTTGGGGGTACAATACTTTGGATTTGATACCATGGCTTTATAAAGGTTCTGCATACGGCTGGACAAAGATGGCAACACATAGGCAGTTGCAGCATGTGCTGGATTCAATCGGCGGGGTGTGGGAGTATGAGATAACTGTTAACGATGAGAATAATATTACAACTCCTTTGACTTTGACGGATAAGACGTCTATATTTTACAACGGATCGGCTATAAAAAATTCCCTTTGGTCTGGTGAGGGCACTACGATATTAAACTTAAACTTAAATACTTACAAATACGATAACTTAATTTTAAAACAATGAAAAAATACCTATTAATTTCAGCAATCATGATGATATCCTTAATTGGATTTTCACAGGCTACTCCTAGCGGACAGTTCCGTGTTGCTACTCTGACAACTGCTTTCGGGCAGAACTTACCCGTAGGGTCAACCATTTGGTGCGCTGCGGATTCGACTACATGGAACGTTACAAAGCCCTGTATTTCTACTCTGAACCTAACCACTGCCTTGGCTGAATATGCGGTAGATTTACACATTAAATCCACCGGGTCGAACACCGGGGATCAAATTTTAACTGTAGCTGGGGATTATAATAACGCCGCGATGACTATCGGGGGGACGCCATCCGACAAGGTGTGGATCACTGGGGCGGGTACCAATATTGTCTCAGTATCAGGCAAAACAATCAAAGTAACAGGTACGGAGGTAGACGGGGATATTACTAATGAGGGTAAATTGACCATCGCCGCAGGAGCTGCCAATACCTCGCTACTGCACTCGAATACCAGCGGCTCGACTGATATTACTATCACAGCGGGAACGGGTTTGACAATCACAGAGAACGGGACAAGCGGTTTTACCCTTGCATCATCCGTGGCAGCCCGTGTTTATTTTACTGAAAGCTGGGAGGTTGCAACTACAGGGATTTCTGATATTGAGAAGACGTTGGCGCATACACCCCTGGTTGATGGAGGTTCGGAGACAGGTATAACAGTCTCGTTAAACGGGTATGAATTGAATGCAACTCAATACACGGCTGCAACTAATAAAATAACCGTTACTATTCCTGTCTATAAATACGATCGCGTTACAGTTTCTTATACTTATTAAGATGAAAAAGCTATTTCTTCTTTTATTGCTCATTCCCGGATTCCTGTTTAGTCAGGTAACTATCCGTCGTTTTGCTTTACCGACAACTACATTCGTAACCCCGATAAGTTACGGGAACATGATTGTAATTGAATCGACAAATAAAGTTTATTCTGTTATAAAATCGGACGGGCTAAAAGGTGATTCAGCTTTAGTAAACTACATTTTGAATTCTGATTACAAGATCGTTAATAAGTCGGTTTATGATGAATATCTAAAGATAGATCAGACCACCCCTCAAACCACGGCGGGGATTTTTACATTCCCGATTGTCAATGTTGTCCCTGATGACATAACAGTCACTAATTACAACAAGTATAGGCCTTTGTTGAACTATGATGGGAATCCCATTGCAAGGTTTCAAGATTTTGTTTGGAATGGATCAGATTATGTTGCAAGCTTAGGGTATGGTTTTGGGTATCAGGCACTCTACAACAACACAGGAGCCTACTCTAACGGGTTTGGGATGTATGCACTCTACAGCAACACAGGAGCCTACTCTAACGGGTTTGGGATGTATGCACTCCGCAGCAACACAGGAGCCTCCTCCAATGGCTTTGGGATGTATGCACTCTACAGCAACACCGGAACCTCCTCCAATGGCTTTGGGCATCAGGCACTCTACAACAACACCGGAGCCTACTCCAATGGCTTTGGGATGTATGCACTCCGTAGCAACACCGGAGCCTCCTCCAATGGCTTTGGGATGTATGCACTCTACAACAACACAGGAGCCTACTCCAATGGCTTTGGGATGTATGCACTTCAATACAATAACTGGCCTAATGCAATCAAAATAGGGCATCAGTCTACGCCCTATTTCCTAGTAAACTCTGCAACAGATAAATCATTTGCTTATGCAGATATTGAT